CCTCATATTTTATTTGATAATATATACATTCAACAGTTAGGTGATGGCTATACCCTAAAATATAAAATTGAAGATTTAAGCGATGTTGATAAACTAGAAACAATTACAACGCTAAAACGTGGCGATACAACAAACCAGAATCCAGTGCTTTACGAGACTGGAAATTTATTATATTAAGGAGTTAGACATGAAAACAGGGACATTGTATATAGACAACATAGAGGACGAGTTTGTTTCAAAAGTAAACGGTGAGGTTATCATCTTAACCAAGGTCAATAAAAGACCAGTTGCGGATGTAGCGCCAGAAATTAATGAAACGGAAGTGGCTTATAGTACAGCTTTAAGTGTGCTGATAAATGCAATCGATCAAGCAAAAGAAAAAGCCGAGTTATTTAGCCTAGGAATAGAATTACAAGAAAATCTTGATAAAAAAATTGCTGAATATCAAGACGCTAAAACAGCTTACGATGAGGCAAAAGGAGCTTTATAGATGGCCACGTACGGTATTTCTACTTATGGAACGGCAATAGGGGTAAGTGCAGGCGACATTAAAAATCTTGCGTTATTCACTCTTGGGTTTCCTGATGAAATAGATTTTACAGATTTAACTAACGAGACGGTTAAAAAGGTTAATAGAGTTTACTCCACTACCCTGCTCTTTGTTTTAACTAACTATCCATGGCGGTTTGTGCTAAAGCGTACTGAGCTAACAGACAGAACGGTGTCCACATCTTCTAGCAAATATAAATATAATTATACCTTGCCAGTACAATTACTCGCAGTTAAAGGTGCATATACTGACGAAGGGTATACTAGTAGAGTTAAATACTTTGAATCATCCCCTAAATTTTTAAATACAGACGCAACTAACGCTGACGGTTCTTTATTCTTATGGTATATCTCTATTATAGATGAAACAGATTTCCCACAATACTTTATTGATTACTTTAAATACAAGCTAGCTTTAGACCTATGCTTTAACTTAACTGGCGATACTGACTTGCTACAAATGCTAGCACAGCAAGAACAGAAACAATTACTTACATCTAAGAACATAGACGCCAAACAGGTGCAAACAAGGACGATTAGCTCAAGCCCATTCACGCAGATAAGACGATAACGTGAGATCAAAACAGAAAAAATACAAATTCAGTAAGGGTGAGATAAACCCTAAACTTCTTGAACGACAAGATTTAGAGGTATTGGAGTCTTCGGCCTCATACATTAACAATATGGTATCAACTCCGTTTGGTTCTGTTAGAACTAGAGGCGGTACTGAAAACATAGCTCAAGTTGCAGATAATATAACAATAATTGCTACTCCAACAATAACAAATGGGATAAGTGGGACAACTGCTAATTTATACAATGAAACTGCCCTGTTTATATCTGGTGGTATTTCTGGTATTACCGAGTGGTTTAAGTATGACTTTGGTGCAGTAGGTTCTATTTATAAAGTATATACCGAGAACATGTATTTTTCATTAACAGAGGCAAAACTAACTCCTGTTATTGTTGATGGGGTTATTACAGGGGCAACAATCAACACAGAGGGCATAGGGCTTAATGATGTAATATTAACTGTTACTGATAGGCTTGGTGAAGATGCTGAGCTTACAGCGACAACTGATAGCGCTGGTGCGATTACAGGGGTTACTGTCGTTGATGGCGGTACTGATTACTCTTCAACAACTTCAATAACAATAGATTATACGTCCCCTTCCGAAACTGTTAAATTACAAGCAAGCATAGATGATATAACATGGGTTGATGTTGATTCTTATGATGTAACGTCAAAAACCACTGATTTTGTATCAACTATAGACAGCTCAATATATAGATATGTTAGATATTTAAGTGATGGGACTGTTAAGTCAAGACTAAACTTATATTATAGCCGTGTATTTACTAGCACACCTGAAGCAGATAGTATTAAGATGATGTCTTTTGTATTTAATTTAAGTCAAAAGTATCTAATGGTTTTAAAAGATGAAGAGATAGAAGTATTTGAAGACGATGTTCTTATAGAGACAGTTACGGCAACTGGCTTAGTTGACTCTCTCTTTGAGAACATAAAGGCAACACAAGCAGAAGATACAATGATATTTACACACCCTGATTTAAGAACAAAGCAGTTAGTTAGATCACAGCCAGCAGGCGTATTAACATGGACATTTGAAGATTTTCCTTGGATTAATGTACCAATGGATGCTTTCGGCTCAGAGGTAACAACACAGCCTGCGCAAACTTTAACACCTAACGCAACAGAGGGAAGTATTAAATTAACTGCTGGTGGTGCTGTATTTACAAGCGCAAGCATCGGGCAATTAATAGACGGTAATGGCGGAAGAGTTAGAATAACAGAATACGAATCAACAACAATAGTTTATGGATATACAACTATCCCCTTCTATACAACAGCGGCAATAGCTTCTGGCGACTGGGATTATATCGCTGGTTACGTAGATGTATGGAGTGCGACAAAAGGCTACCCCGTAACATGTTTGTTCTATGAGCAAAGGTTATGGTTTGGAGGGGCTAAAAGCAAGCCTAACACTGTTTGGGCGAGTAGGGTAGGGCAGATCGATGATTTTGAGAACGTGGCTAATTATGCTAACGATTCTATAAGTGCAACCATATCATCAGAGCAAATAGATGAGATTGTTAATATATATGCTAATAGAGGAATACAAGTATTTACTGCTGGTGCAGAGTGGATTATACCAGAAGGAGCAACAACGCCAGATACAATTAACGTATCTAAAAATACATCTAATGGTTCACTAGCTAAAGTAGAGCCTACTGATATTTCAGGGGTTACAATGTTCGTAGAGAAGAACGGTAAGAGCTTATTAAGTTTTGTTTATTCAGATACCCAAGCGGCTTATACTACTGAGTCTATTAGTTTACTTACTGACTTAATGGAAAACCCTGTAAGAATGGCGATAGATTATAATTCTAGCCAGGATGTGGGTAACTTTTTATATGTAGCTATGGAAGATGGCAGTATGGCGGTATGGTGTATTATGTTGTCACAAAAAATAGTTTCACCTGTAAGATTTAATATTGGTAATGGTGGTTTAATTAAAGACGTTGTTAATGTAGCTGGTGATACTTACCTGCTAGTTGATAGAAAAGACAAGATATATTTAGAGAAATTAACTAATGGTAAACTAGATTCAGAGACAACAGATAGCAGTTTAGCTGCTAATATAACTGGGCTTGGTGATTATAACGGTGAGTATGTAAGAGTTTATAATGATACTGACGGAGACTTAGGAACTCATTACGTTCTTAACGACGAGATAACTTTAGATAGTGCTCCCACTGCTGAGGTTAATATTGGGTATCAATTTGCGTATGCGCTAACTAGTAATAAGATTTCAATTAATGGACAGACTGAGAATATAGAGAAGAGAATAGCAAAGGCTACGGTAGTTACTGCCGATACAGCAAGTCTTACTTTTGAGAATCAGGTAATGTCACAAACAGATGATGTGTATGATTTCTATGGTGTAACTGCGTTTAGTAGAGATTGTAGATTTCATATAATCGGGACATGGGATTATACGGAGATCCTTAGTATACTATTAAACATAAACTACGGGGAGAAATAGGATGGCAACAACATCAACAGAATCAACAAGTATATTTAGCTCAACGGGTAGTCAACCATCGATGTTTAGCGCTGGAGTTGGGGCGGTGGCTGGGGCTTACTCGGCATACAAGAGCTTTACTGGCCCTGATATAAACTACGATATTTTAAAATTAAAAGAAAACCAAAAGGAACTAGACGCTCAAAACGAGAAGTTAAAAGTTGAACAACAAGCTAATATGTTAAGAGAACAATTTAGTGAAGCTGCTGGTTCGTTTACTCATGGCGCTGCTCGTAGGGGCATTAAAGCTACAGAAGGAAGCGCTGCACAAAACATAGAACAATCTGCCAAAGCTGTTGGCGAAGACACCAAGACAATGAAAGGCAACGCTAAATTTAAGATAGATCAATTAAGGGCAGAAGCTGATAGAATAGGACAGTTTGCTGATGGGGCTAAAGAAGTAGAAGGCTATGAAAGAATTGGGAAACTTGGCGAAAGCGTAAGCAAGCTATCTAGACTTAACTTTAAAAAGAAAGGGGCTAAGTAATGGCTCAGATTTATAAGGAACAAGTTAATGCAGTTAGAACTCCCGTAGCACCAGATACAAGTGGTATGGAATATTTTGATAAAAAGAACAAGCAAGCTCTTGGCGGGCTTGATGATATGCTGGATAACACTCTAAAACAGCAAAACATCGCTGCTGCGAAAAAAGAAAAGAACGCTAAAGACTTAACCGAGTACAGGATTAAACAAGTTTGGAATAATAACGCTACAATGTCGCCAGAAAATGAAGCGACACTTAACAAAAACGCAATACCTCAAACACAAGAGATTTTAGATACAATGCCAGATGGAGAGTATAAGACATACCTAACGGCAAAGATGCAAATTTACGCTAGCGGTAAGCAAGCTCATGTTAGGCGCGCTGGGTGGGAACTCGCAGACAAACAGCGTACAGAGCAAATTAAAGCCACTACAGGTCAAAATATTAAGGACATTGAAGACAATGCAGAGTATTTATATGACGACCCTGATAACATATTTAGAAAAGATAATCCTGACATGGCGGTTGGTTTAACTATGGCTAAAGAAGAGCTTATGGACGCTGCTAACGAAAAGAACATGCACGGTATGTATGTATTGTCAGAAAGTGAAAGGGCTAGACTACAGGTTAAAGCTGATAACTTACAATATACTGCAATGAAGACATATATGACTAAAACATTTGCCTATGCCCCAAAGGCTACAGAGAAAGAGCTTGATTTCTTAAAGTTTAATAAAGAAGAGGCTATGAATAAGTATGGCAACGACGAGAAGTCTTACGAACAAGCAATTGCTGATCTACAACAAACAGTAGACCACAGAAAGTCAGGGGAACAAGTATACGCAGAGGGCAAGGAAAGAGATGCAACTAACGAGTTGCTAGCCTCGGCATATAACCAAGATAAGGGCGAAATGAAAAAAGACTTTGATACTCCAATTAAAATGATTGCATTAATGAAAAGGATAGACGAAACGCCTCAAAACTCTAAAAAGAGCATAGAGGCCGCTAACTCTATTAAGGCTGGTATTGAAAAGAATTTAGTCGCTAGCATCCATGCAGAGCCAGCATTTGATGTATCTGACAAAGAAGCCGTGCTAACTGGAAGGCCACAAAGCGCACTAAAGACTGCAACACGGTCTGTTCGTTCTGCTTATGATAATTTAACAGGTAAAGAAACAAGAGATGTTTATGTGGGTACTGGCGAAAACGGTATAAGGAATTTTGAAATACAAAGAGTAAAAGTACCTAAGTCTGGCAACGAGGCGCTAACCCAGTCAGTAGAAAGAAAATATCTTTTGGCTGCCGATCAAGTTGACACTAAGATAACTAGAGAGTCTTACCTTAGACAGCCAGAGGTTATGGCAGAGTATGCGTCTATAATTAGTGGCGTTACTGAACGAGCAACAGCGGCTGGTATAGACTTAGACAGCAAGATACCAGCAGATATAGCAATGGTTACAAAGTTTACAGATGAGGCTATTTTAGAGGCAGCGCAAAACACATACCCGGAGTCTTCACTAGCTATTATGCAAGAGTATAAAGATAAGAACGTGCCTAACGCATTTATAGCGAATAAGATAAGACAAAACGCCAAGAAGAACATTGTTATAACTAATATTGCTAGCACTCCAAAAGGTGTTACTAACGAAGTAAACAATAAGGTTTCGGAGTGGTTAAGTGGTAACTAAAGAAGAAACTACAGTAGTTGATACAGCGCCAGTTGTTGATAAGGTTGAGCCTACAGTTGAACCTAAACAATCACCTAATGTAAAGCAAGTAAGCACTAACTGGACAGAATTTGCAACATCTCCAGCATACCAAAAGGCAGATGGTGCAAACAAGCTAAGAGTTCAAGACGCATATTTTAATACATATATTAAGCCAAGAGCCGATAGAGATAGTGTTGATTTAGCACAGGCTAGAAAAGCATTTGATTCACAAATTAAGTCTCCTGTACCATTGATATACACTGGTAACGTTGATAAAGAGCTAACTAACATGCTAAGAATAATGATGTACCGACCATCTGGTAATGACGGAGCGCTAGAGCAGGCTAAAGGCTTCTTTGCAGAAGTAGAGCAAGCTATACCTAGAATAGCAACATCGGCAGGGGTAGCCACTGGTCAGTTCGCTGGTAGTATGTTGGAAATGTTTATGCCAAGAACAGGGTTATCTTATGAGCAAGTCAAAGAGTTTAACCCTAATCTAACAAAAGAAGATTACTATAAAAATATTGAAGCAAAAGAACAAGCCAAGGAAGATGTAGTTAAGGATGTTACCGCTAAGACTGGTGTTGATTTCGGCAAAGGATATGAGCCAAGAATAAAAGTTGACCCTGCCGCTATGGAGAAGTTCGGTTATAAAATAGCTTCTGGCGCTGGTAGTTTAGCTAAGAATGTAGTAGCTGGCTTTTCTGGCATGGGGCTTGGATATATGACAACAGAGATATTTGGTAGCTCGTATATGGACATTGACGAACAGCGCCCTGACTGGGATGAGAATAAAAAAGTATCTTATGCTCTTACAAGGGCATTACCAGAGGCGTTACTAGAAAGATGGGAAGTATCAGGCGTAATTAATATATTAAAGGGTGGTGCTAGGGTTTCGCTAAAGCAAGCATTAAAATCTACACCTATTTGGGAATCTACCAAAACAGGCTTAAGACAGTTTGTTACAGAGGGGGCGCAAGAGGGTTCTCAAACATTTACAGGTAATGTTGTTGATAAGTTATATGGGCTAGATAAAGGGCTATTTGATGATATGGTTGATAGCGTATTGGTTGGTGGGCTGCTTGGTTATGGCATTGGCGGTTTAGGTGGCGCTGCTTCTGGCATGAGAATGAAGCAATCATATAGAAACGACCTAACGACACTTGGCTTCACTAAAAGCGAAATATCGGCACTAGAGCAAAAGCTATCTCAAGTAGCAACTGACTCAATGGCTAACGATATGGAAGGTATACAAGAAGCGCTTTCATTAGTAAAGGACAGTAACTTTCTAGAGAGCGCAGATACAGACACTCAGGCTCTTTCAAACAAGCTAAGAGAAAAAGGGGCAACTAACCAAGAGACAGTAGATACCGTAAAGGCAATGAGCCAAGACGAGCGCAAAGCTACATTAGACGAGATGGTTTCACGTGAAACAGAGGCAGATACACAACTGGTTAATCAGAAACTAGACAACTATAAAAAGATGTTATCAGAAACACAAATGAGCAAGGAAGAAATTGAGGGTACATCTAAGATTATAGAGGCTATAGTAGCAGTTAAGGCTAAGAGACTAGGGAAGTCACGCTCAGAGATTATGGACACGTTACCGATAACACAAAGAGCTGAAACTGCCGAGGGGTTAGGTCAAGAATCAGACCCACTAATACAAGAAGCTAAGAAGCCAAGCATTGCTAGGTTTATGACAAAGAAACCATTTAATTATAATAAAACATTTTATAGAGGAGTTACAGAAGGAAAAGGAACTGGCCGTGGGATGTATGGTGAGGGGCTTTACGTTTCAACAAGTAAAAAAGAAGCAAGCACATACGGTGATGTTTCTGAGATTAGCGCCACTAAGATAGGTGATAACATAGCCCAATTTAAAACTAGAATGGATTTTGAAAATTGGAGAGATTCTATTTTAAAAGAAAGAGGGATTGATAAAAGAGAATTTAACACAAAATACCCCAATATGGGTGTTTTTATGCAAGAGCTAGGTTATGATGGCCTCTCTGTTGGAAGTGGGAATAATATAGACGTTATTACCTACCAAGCACACACTAAGCCATTATACCAACAATCCACAGCGCCAGAGTTTTACAGCAAGCTAGAAAAGACAATAGAGACAATGCCTAAAGCAATGCCTAAACAAGACTTTAGTAACTGGCTAGATAAGCAAGGTGTTAAAAAAGAAGAACGTGAGTGGATGGGCTTAAATGAATACTTAGACGGCAAAGAAAAATTAACCAAAGAAGAGATGCAAACTTTTGTTAGAGGTAATGCAGTTGAGATTGAAGAGACTACACTATCAGACGAGACTTCTCCTAAATCAATAGAGGCAAGCGAAAAGCTAGCTGATTTTTATGAGTTAATGAGAACGAAGTATGGCGTGTCTAATGCAAGAAGGATACGAGAAGAAGCAAGTCCTAGCGAATTGGTTGAGTTTGAAAAGCTAATGGACAAAGATATTGACGAACTCCCTTCTGAAACCAAATTCGGCCAATACGTTGAACCAGGTGGAACTAACTACAGAGAGGTATTGTTTAGATTGCCTGTAGAAACTCAAGACACTACAACGTTAGAGGGATATAAAGAGGTCTACAGAAAAAGATATCCAGATTCAGATTCTAGTGATAGCCAAATAGAAGTATGGTTTAATCAAAAAGTACCTATTGCAAAAAAAGAGGGAACATTTTATAAATCAGTACACTTCGACCAACCAAACATACTAGCCCACACACGCTTAAACGATAGAGTAGACAGCGACGGAAACAAGGTGCTGTTTGTTGAAGAGATACAATCTGACTGGCATCAAGCTGGTAGGGACAAGGGGTATACAACAGCAGAGTCTATTAATGCTAAAGATAAGCTATATAAGGCTAGAGCAAAAATAAAAGAACAGCTAGAGCCAGTAGTGAAAGAGCTAGATGATATTACAGATAACCCTAATTTATACACTGGGGAAATGGGAACATATTATGATTATAGGACAAAGCTAGAAGCAAAACAAAAAGAGTTGCAAATTAAAAACAGAGAGTATAGTGCTGAAATACAGAAAGATAATCAACCAACTGTCCCAGACGCACCATTTAAAAACACATGGAAAGACTTAGCAGTTAAGAAGATATTAAGAATGGCAGCAGAGGGTGGCTATGATAAAGTAGCGTGGACTACTGGGGAAATGCAGGCTGATAGATATGATTTAAGTAAGCAGATAAGCAGAGTTGTTTATTCCCAAAGCAGCGAGATGCTAAATGCTTTTGATTTAAATGATAAAAGCGTAATCCAAAAATCTGGGGTTAAGCCAGAACAGGTGGCAGACTATATAGGGAAAGAGCCAGCAAAAAGGTTGTTGGATAATAAAAACATAAAAACCTACCAAAAGGGTGGGAAAGATGCAACATATAACGAAATAACAGGCCAAGACCTCAAGGTAGGTGGAGAGTTCCATAAAACACTATACAACAAGACAATACCAAAGCTATTTGATAAATACTCTAAGAAGTTTGGCGGTAAGGTTGAGGTTAGTGAAATTGAGACAGAGATAAGCACAGGCAAAGAAGAAATGGACTTATCTATAAATGAGGGCATAAGACAGAGAGAAGATGGGAAATGGGAACTATACGACACGGACAACCCAACAGATAGTTATGCAAGCGACCTTTATGAAACAAAAGAATCGGCACAAGCATTTAAAGACACGCTATCAACAAAAACAACAGAAAAAGTATTATCAGTAACAATAACACCAGAGATGAAAAAACAATTTTTAGAAGTAGGACAACCGTTATTCCAAGCCCAAAAGAAAAACAAACAAGGGGCATATAACCCAGAGCTTAATCTAATATCACTACTAAAGACGGCAGATAAATCTACCTTTATACATGAGTTATCACACTGGTATTTGCAAACAGAGTTAGAGTCTAGTCCCGAAGCGTTAGGTACTGTGTTTAAGTGGGCTGGTGTTAAGCAAAAGCCACTAAATGAGCTTACTAAATATGAATACGAAAGAATACAAGAGCGTTTTGCTAGAGGGTTTGAAGCTTATATCATGGACGGTAAAGCACCTAACTCTAAGCTAGCTAGCGTGTTTGAACAATTCAGAACATGGCTATTGGACATATACGGTAATCTTGCTGGGCTATCTGGTGCTGCTAAGTTTGACATAAAGCTAAGTGATGACATTAGAGGATTTTACGACAACATGCTAGAGTTTGATAGTGGTGGTGTTACTATTGATAGTAACATGAAGCTAGCAGAGGGGGTTAATCGTGACCCTTTATTTCAAGAGGCTTCACGTAAGATCAAAGACCTAGAGGCTAAGATTAAGGCAATCAAAAAGAGATATGCCAATAAGATACTAAAGGTGTCTAAAATACCAGAAGCGGCATCGATTATTAAGAATATAAAAAAGGGGATGAAGGTTTCAAGTAAAGATGCTGCCGAGGCATTTGAAGAGTTACCTATATCAGAGGCTATAAAGGCTGGGGTTATGCCTACCGATGCTTATAAAAAGTCTCTTCCTGGAATTAAAAGAGGAGAAATATCAACTGATGAATGGGCTGATACTTTGGGTATGAGCGAAGATGAGTTTATACAAGAGTTGTCATTCGTTAAGAGTAAAGCTAATTTTATTAAGATGCACAAGAGCGCACAGCAATCTGAATTATCTCCAACAGAAGAGGCCGAACTAGACGAGCTTGTTAGTGATGCTAAAGTATCAGTTAAAGAGGCCGCTAAATATGTATCAACTGCACAGGTCCAACAAGAGCTTACTAATTTAATTAAGGGCTTGCCATTAGAGGCTAAAGACAAGGCTAAGTTTATTTCATCTATTAAAGAAGTTAGAACCAGAAAACAGCTTTGGAATATGCAAGATAAAATTGCCGCTAAAGGTAAAGATTTATATAGACAACAGCAAAAACGTGTTATCAACAAGGCTATTAAAAAAGAGCTAGACAGTACAGGTAATATTAAGAAAGGCTCTAAGGTAGTTGGTAGATATCAATACGCAGACAACCTTATATTTAAAGACCTCAGGGAATACAGCAAGTATAACCAAGAGCAAGCATATAACGCTATACAATCATTTGAGGTTAATGCAGTTGACGAGAACGGCCACCAAAAGATATTAAAAGAGTCTGATCTGTTAAAGATTAAATACTTAGACTACAAGGCAAACGGCATGAGAGGTAGTGTAGAACTACACGCCCAAGTATTAGATGGCATAAAAAGAGCCAAACAATTAGCAGAAGAGGTTGACACCGACGTTATGTTCGACAAGAAATATAATCGTCAAACAATGAAAGAGGACGCGGCGAAAGCTATCAAAGATTCTAAGTTTGAATTAAAAGAGGGAACACTTAAGGGTGATCTATTAAAAAAATACGTTGGCAGTATAGCTAATATCAAGAGCATGTTGAACGTACTTGGCGGTAAGAAATTAGTTGATATGTTTAATATGGCTAAAGCCCAAACAGAGAAGTTCACTAAATCATATATGGCTAAAGAGTCTATGCGTGATAACGCTAAAGCTATCTATGGCGCTGAGAGTGATTATCAACTAGACACTGTGCTAGATGGATTAAATGAAAAGAATTACGACATACTTGATAAGAGGTTTGATAGCTCTGACAAGATAAACAAACAGACAATAATGAGCATGTATAATTGGGATAAGAACGAAAGAACACACGACCTTATGGCTGAACAGTTTGGACAAGACCAACTAGACGCTCTGTTCGCAGAACTTACCGCACAAGATAAGGCATTTGCTGATTCAATAATGGAGACAGTACAGTCTTATGGCGAAGAGTTAAACCGTAAGAACATAGAGAACACAGGTTTAGATCAAGGACGCATAGAGAACTATTTCCCTAGAGTATCAGAACACATGCAAGACTTAAACGCTGACATTAAAATGCAGGGTGAGACAATGAGCGCTTCTAAAGCAAGGGCAGCGGGCAAGGTATTTTTAAAACCTGTCCCTATTATGAACTTAGCAATGAGACATATTGACCAGGCAGAACATACTATAGAAGTTACCGATACATGGAAAGATATGCGACGCACCTTTGACGATCCATTGGTTAGGCGTGAGGTTATTAAGAAGATAGGCGAAGATGGCTATAGCTCTGTTATAGCACTGATTAACGAGAACTCTTTAAACAAAGAGGTACAGCGTATTGATGAAATAATGGGTGTGGCTAATAACCTTATAGGTAACTGGGTGGTATCTAAGATAGCGCTTAACCCTACAGTATTTATTAAACAGCTTGGCTCAATGAGTAACTATGCTGAGAACATGCCGCCTCTTGAATGGGCTGCTGGGATGGCTAAATCTGTCTTAAACGGCAAGGCTACGGCAACATATATGCTTGAAAACTCTGACTACTTAAAGGCAAGGTATGGTAGCGGTAACTCTGAGGCAATGATGCAGGCAATAAAGAACTCTGAGTCAATGGCTAAAAAACAAGTATGGACAAAGGGATTATCTAGCATGGTTCGCATGGGTGATATAGGCGCTATCATATATGGTGGTAAGGTTTATGTTGATTATTTACAAACTGAGGCAGGTGGTAATTTATCTAAAGAGGCTGCGTTTGATAAGTTTGTAGAGGTTACTAAAGAATCACAACAGTCTGGCTTATCTGGCGATATTGGTTTAATGCAAGCTAATGCAAAGGGCGTTATAAAGATGTTTACAGCATTTAAGAATACATCGATGCAGTATACTCGTAAGATGGTAGACGCTCAGATAGCGTTAAGGAATGGCGATATAACATTCCAGCAATATGCTAAGACAATGGCAATCTATTTATTAATACAGCCTACAATATACGGTGCTTCTGGTGCGTTAATGAAGTCTTTCTATATGCTTGGTAAAGATGATGAAGACGAACCTAAAGATAGACTGTTTGATTATACAATGAAAGCCCTGCTCTCTTCGCCTACTAACGCTATCCCGATACTAAGTGATTTTCATAAGATGGCTATAGATATGGCAATGGCAGAAGCTAAAGGAGAAACTTTTAATGCTTACGGAAGACAGGTATTTTCATTACCAGTTCTGGGTGACTTAGAAAAAAGTGGTAAAGCAACATACAGTTTATATAAAACGATGAGAGAAGAGCTAGATAACATAACTGTTTTTGATATTATAGATAGCTTTGGTATATATGCAGAGTTGGGTGTTGGCGCTCCTGTAGGTCAGTGGTCAAGAATAGTTGAGAATAGAATAAAAGATAACAAAAAGAGTAAGACAAGCGGTAAAAGAATATAGTATACTGATAAAAATATGTAGATTTAAGAACTACAAAAGGGTATAACCTACCAGACTAAATACAATATAGGAGTTAATCGTGACAGTAAAAAAAGATTGTGCATTAGGGTACGAAAATAAGGCAAGGTTAAACGTACTATATCAAGTAGTAGATGCCCATAAAGCTGATTTAAGGTGTTTAATAGAAGCCAATAAGGTAGACTTTAAGGAGGACATAGCCGACATGAAAAAAAGCATAAGCGACATGGCAGCTACGGCTTCTAGGATTTTTCTAGCTGTTTTTATTTCAACGATAACAACATTGGTTAATGTAATATTTATGCTATGGGTGAAGTAATGATAGAAAATGAAGAAAAACTAGATAAATGCACTCAGAATATAAAAACATTAGTCAGGGCTATTGATATAGAGTTTGGTAACGTAACAGTTAATTCAGGTTATAGATCAGTAGAGCATAATAACTTAATTGGTGGCGCAAAGAATTCTATGCACACTACTGGAATGGCAGTTGATATATCTATACCTAACGTTCATGTTATTAAAATAGCATCTTGGTTACTTTATAATATAAAAAAATATCCCTGGACAAGAATGTCAATAAATATATTTAAAAACTATATCCATGTAGATGAAAAGAAAGTTAAGAGCATACCAGAAATACATTTATATGATAGAAATAATAAATGGTTATAAACAAAGGAGTATATTATGAAATTTTGGCTCACAATATTAGACCCTACGAAACAAAGGAAGGTTAAGGCTTTTATCTTAGCCACTGTGTTATTATTAACTGACAAGGTAGATCAAAGCGCATGGATTATAGCGCTAGGTATATTTGTTGGTGGTAACGCATACGAGAAGATAGCTACAATAAAAGGGAATAAGTGATATAATAACAGCGGTAGGTCGAACCTGCCAATTTTATTAAACTCGTCAATGTTGCCCTCACTTCATTGGCGGGAATTTAAAGAAGGTGAAACATGAGAAAACCAAAAACAGAATCACAAAGAAAAGCAACACACGCTAAGAAATACGGTGCTAAAGCAGCATTGCCAAAGAGAGGCACAGGGAGACGTAAATGATAAAGATCATACTGGATATATGGAAAGCAATATTTGGAAGGAAGTTAAATGATAAAGAAATTCGCCTTCGTGGTAGGATTATTGTTGGTCATAGGACTAACAAACGCAGATGAATTAACAGATGCTTATAGAGTAGTAGTAGACCAAGAGGCTATTATAGTTAAGCAAGAGATAAAGATTAACAAGTTAGAAGAGCGCGATAAGGCTCGTTATTTAATACGTTTGCCATTTACAAAGATAGGGATTACAAAAGATCACGGCACTGGTTTTATTACTGGATGTATATTTACTATTATTTTGCTATAATTACACAGGTTGCTAGCTCCCCTCAGCTAGTGGCCGACTAACATTATGTTACAAAAAGAATCAACACGATATAAACGACTAACAAAAAAGCAATGGCATACATTAAAGATGGCATGTCCTTATTTAGATCTGCATCATGTTGTTGGTAAAAAGACAGAGCATTTATGTTTACTGCAGCCAATGGATCATGAGAAACATATCCATAACCACACCAAGTATTTCAATTTAAACCAAGTGCCAAGAAAGTTAAAGCTAGAGAACCTTAGATATTGGAAAAACTCACTAGAAGATTATGAGTATGAAGACTTTAAACAGCGTGGGCTATTATGGGTGTAGTTCAGCAGATAACGGTTAAGGGATTCACTAAAATATCCACCAATAAAATATATTCTGGTATGCATTGGACTAAGCGCAAGGCAATAAAAGAAGAGTGGCTAGGTTGGTTCGCTCAATACAGAAATGCCCTTAAACGGCCTCGAAATAAGGTTAAGCTATACTTTGACTATTACTGGAAGAAAAGCCCGTTAGATAGCTCTAATTGCTCTTATATGAGCAAGATGATAGAGGATTGCATGGTGCATTACGGCATATTAGAAAATGATACGATTGAATTTGTTGGCCCTGTAACAAATGACTCACATAAAAGCGATACTGAATTTTGTGTTATATCTGTTGAGGAAGTATGATATAATAATATTGCCACTGGGATAGCCCGGGGGTAGTGCTGGTAGTCAAAAGGCGTATTTAATGTGCAGCAACTAGTAAGAGTTGCTCTGCCGAGAAAACATTAAACTACCAGCAAAATAACGCTTGCAATTAGATAGCTTTTCATATACAATGTATGGGTTCTTTATTGAACAACTTTGTAGCCCTTAGTTACTGCAATTACTAGGGGCTATATAAAATTGCAGGAGGTAAATATGCAGGAAATTTTCAAAGATATACAAGGCTATGATGGCAAATATAAAATAGGTAATTATGGGACAGTTATTAGCTATAAAAGAATTTCTGCCATAACTATAAAACCATACATAAATAAAAAAGGATATTCAACAACTGGTCTTTGTAATAAAACAAAGAAAACAATCAGGACTCACCAGTTAGTAGCAAAAACATTTATCCCAAACCAAGAGAATAAGCCATCTATAAATCATATTGATGGCAATAAATTAAATAACAAAGTGAGCAATCTTGAATGGTGCTCTCATTCAGAAAATTCCAAACACGCTTTTGCTATAGGATTAATGACGCACATTGGTGAAAAAAACACTCGATCAAAACTAACTAAAAAAAATGTAATTGATATCTTATTGTCAACAAGCACCGTTAAGAATATAGCAAAAGAACACGCTGTTTCAGTCTCAGCAATATATAAAATAAAAAGTGGATTAAGATGGAGTCATTGTTCATAAATCAAACAAAGGAGAGCGTAATGGATAAGAAAGAGATACATGTAGAGCAGGTTGTAGAGGATTTATGTAAGAGATTTGAGAAAGTATGTGCCCCACTTGTTTGTGGAGAAATAATACACACTGTGTTTGATGAATTCCTAATTAAAGAACTTAATAAATAATTAACAAGGCGGGTTACTACTAGGTTACCGCAAATAAAACCTACGGACTGAAATACTAGGGGAAAGGGGAAATAGATGACAAAGAAGCATATAAGCAGTTTAATTGTTTACGATTCTTTTTATGAGGCTGTTGGGAATTACAGTGGATATGTTACAAGAAAACAGTTAGACATGATAGCAGATAAAATAATAGAAAAGATATCTTCCCCTGCAAAACGTATAGCTGACTAGTGGCAACTGTTAGTTGCAATTAAAACGAAAGTATGGTTTAATGTCTTTACTATGTTGTAGATGGTGTTTGTGTTATACTTTAATTGTCCAATAGGACTTTAAATAAACCTCTTAGCAACTACAACTTGTTAAGGGGTTTTTCTTTATAGTTTTCCCTAAAAAAATAAACTCTTTAAAAAGCCTATGAAGATAGGGTATCACTTACCAACTGTTATGTAGAAAACCGAGTGGTTGGCTCAAGCTTTAACTGAATCATATGTGGTTAGACAGTCATACCTAGTCACTAGATACTCCAAGGGTAGTATCGGTATCTTTCTTTTAATTCTATCCTATTCTTTAATTAGAATACATCTAATATAGATACAAGTTATCTAGGGTATGACAGGAAGGAGAACGCATTAAATGGGAAAAAGGGGAATGTTAGGAGAAAAGAACAGAAGAAGAATAGACAAGATACAGTTAGAAGGGGGAGCAAGTAACTGGGATGATATAGGGTTCTTAAAGACAATTAGACACGCTAAAGGCAGTAACTTAAAGTATATAAGAATGGTTAAAGAAAAGAGTGGCCCATGCACAAGTTATGTAGATTTAAGCTTAAAGAGAAAGAAAATAAAAGAGAGGGAGTAAATAATGGCAGAGCATAAAATAACATGTAGTGATTGTATATATAGTGGTGGGGATAACTGGTGCAATGATACTTACTGGTGTAATTTTAATTATTCCGAGACGGCAACTGATGATATATGTAGTGCATTTTTTGATATAGAAGAGGCAAAAGAAATATTAGAGAAGAGACATACATAGTTAGTAAAATATTAGATAAGGAGTTAGACAATGAAAGTACTGGTAGAGGGAAATAAAATAAGAATATATGGAGAACATAAAGACCATGTAATTATTAACGTTAATAGCAATGAAGGTACTGATTGTTTTTCTTTTAGTGTCTCTAAGGGGATTATGGAGCATGGTTGCGTTCTTCCATCGATAGAGATAAACAACAGAAGAATAGTTAAAACTGGATATAATTTGCTTGAAGAGATTAAATAACAACACTACTAAGGAGGAAGACAATGACAATTGAAAAGATAGACAGACTAAAAGAAGGGTACGATGAAATAGACACCCTTGTAATGGTTATAGATAAGATAAATGAAATAATAGGTCGTGTTAATGGATAACGAGCTTAATTAAATGACGAAACACTGTAAACAAGCTATGGGGGAGATAGGCTTTAATTTTGAGGGCCTAGATCAAAGCGAGATAGACAGAAAGAACATGACCCTAAGAAAGATAAGCGATATAAAGAGCAAGCAAAAGAAAATAGAGACAATAGTTAAACTATATCAGCCAGACAATAAAGATGAGCTGAGAGCGACATGGAAAGCGCTAGAGAAAGAAATAATCAAACTTGAGGGAGAATTATGAACAACTTTGAAGAGTGGCTAAGCAAAGTACCACTAAGTATCAAGATGACATACCATAAAAGAGAAGACGCATACAAGGCATGGGAAAAATCAAAAGAGGGAGAGAATAAATGAATTGTAGAAAAAGCACAATACAAAACTACGAATGCCAAGTAACGCATAATGGAATATCTTTTGATGCATGTTTAGCAAAAGAATTATTTAGCTTATGGGATATGGGAATAATTACAACTGGATGTTGTTGCGGAAATCATATTGATTGCGATAAAAATATGTCCTATATAGGAGTTGATGAAAAGTTTATTCAGAAAATGAAAGATTTAGATTATATTATTAGAGTAAATATAACAGATAAATCAAGAGAAGATTCATTTATACCAAAAACAATAAGAAACAATAATGAAGTATTAAAGAAGAGACGGGAGTTTAAAAATGCCAAGCAATAACGGAGCTAATAAAGGAAAGAAATATACAAGATGGCACGAACAGAAGCCAGAGAAAACAGAAGAGCAAAAAGAAAAAAGACGGGCAAATGTCAACACTGCTGTAAAGAAACATCGAGCAGGCCGCCCAAAGAAATACAAGAGCGAAGAGGAACGCAGGCTAACCCATAACGAACGCCAGCGAAAAGTATACCGCAAGGAATCAAAGGTTAAGCGAGACCTCTCTACTCAGGCTGGCAAGCTCGGTGCATGGCAAGATTTGATCGATGCGATGTAGGGTGGTATATTTTAAGAAATGTATTGACACCTTTATTAAAGTGTGATAATATTCTATAAAAATAAGGGAGCTTAAACAGTGAAAACAGAAGTAATAATGAAGAGAAAGTTTATTGATGGAGAGGTTTCCCAGAAGAGCAAGAGTGAATTTCTTAGTTCTACAGATTTAATGAGAATAGGTAATAAGTGGCGGATTCTTAATAGCCTAAGTTATGTTGATTTCAATGATTGGTATAATTCAAAGAATACAAAAGAGTTTGTTGGTTTTCTTGAAAAGAAATATGGAGAGATAAAAATATCTGCAAGGGGAAGAGGTAAACACACTTGGATACATCCTTTTTTGTTTATAAAGTTGGCACTTCATATTAATCCTGAGTTTGAAATAGAAGTTTATGAATGGCTTTATGATAACCTATTGAGATATAGAAATGAGAGTGGGACTAGTTATAAAAAAATGACAGGGGCAATAAAATTAATAGTTCCTGACTATAAGTATAGAGATGCAATAAAGATAATAGCAAACAAAATAAAACTTGAATGTAATGTAACTGATTGGCAAACGGCTACAGAAGAACAATTAAAATTAAGGGATAGAATACAGGAAAACATATCATTACTAAGCGATATTATTGATACAGTTGATAGGCTTGTTGCAATTAGTATAAAAAAAGCCAAAGAAAATAATAGTTGACAAGTAAAATAAACAGGAGTATATTAACAATATGGAAATTGAAAAAAAGACAAACGAATTAAAGAATATGAATATGGGCAGATTGATCGCATTGTTTGATCGTCATATTACACAGGCAGGCGTAGCAAGGTACTTGGGAGTAACTCGCTCTAGAGTTGGTCAATTACTGAAAGAAAACGGTCTAAAAATGGTTAAGAAAATAACAGTTGACAAGTAAAGTTTACGTGTGTTAGTATTGGGAATAAATTAGATGGAGGGGCAATTATGAAAGTATCAGGAATAAGAAAAGGAACAGTTATGGAATCATTATTAGAGTGGCTGGGATTTATCGAGACGGGCACAACGACATTTTACGAAGACAAGACTATAGATTGGAGAAAGTCATGGAAGATTTAATAAAACAAGCAAGCGAAATAGGAAAAGAAATACCAACAAAAGACAAGTGGCTTTATGATAAATATAAAGAACAAGAGTTGCCAGTAGACAAGCAGGCTGTAAGTGATTTTGTAGTAGCGTTTAGAAAAAATTATAATACTATATTTACAAAAGATAAGGATAGGGAAGACATGGAGAGATGTTTAGACTTTGCTTATGATAAAATATTTGGTAGAGAAGTTAGTAATGCAGTAGATTATGTTAAATCTTTTGATCCTGTTAATTTAGACAAAGATTGTAATATTATAGAATAAAAGGAGTTATATAATGAGTGAAGTTATTAGAGAGTATTATAATTTAAAGTTTTCAGAAGAGGCGCTTGAAAATCTGTTATTTATAGGTAAGTTATTGGGAACTAGCGGGAAAGTATATTTTAAATATAGAGGATTATCTTGTATTACTTGCTCAGTGCCAGTGCCAGAAACTCCAGGCAAGGAAAAGATATTATTTGAAGCCTATGATGGGAGAGATTGTTATAGAGGAGACACTATAGGGGAATTAGATATTGTATTAGACAAAAGAGCAATAGAAATAGATAGAGAGATTTAATAGATTTAATAGTGAGGTGAAAGAATGGTAGATATAAGTAATAAGATAAACGATGTTATGAGTGACTCTGATGCAATGGAAGAGATTATTGAAGGATTGCTAGAAGACATATACCAAGATAAAAAAAAGCTATCAACATTTTTAGATAGAATGACTGACTGGTACGAAGACGAAATTATAGAGATCATAAGCGATAAAATAGTGGAGGGTAAGGCATGAATATAGAAACAGAAATTAAATGGACACAAGACAAGATAGACGTATTACAAAAAGAACGTGAGGAATTTCTTGATAAGATAAATGCAGCTATAGATAATTTAATACAATTAAAGGCTACTCTGTACGGTAAACAAATACAACAAGACATAAAGATTAAGATAGGAGTACAAGACTAATGAAAATAATAGAAAGAATAAATAAGGTTAGCAGGTCAATAGGTAAAGTTCATAAAGACGGCAAGAACCCACACTTTAAATCTAGCTACATGACTCTCTCAGGGATAAGAGAAGCGCTAGATCCAATACTAGACGAAAATGACTTAATGATATTTCAATATACACATATGGATAATGATAAGCTAGTGCTTACTACAGAGGTTTCATCTATTACAGAGGCAGGTCAAACAATTAGAAGCTCTTTGTTATTGATAGGTACTGATATGCAAAAGCTAGGCTCTGCTATAACTTATGCTAGACGATATTCTATAGTAACCATGTTTGGTATTCTAGACACCGATGATGATGGCGAGTATTCAATGAATAGGACCGGCGACATAGCCATGGCAGCTAAACAACAACAGTTAATAAAATTACTTGGCGACGATATAAAGCTAGCTGTTGAAATAAAGAGTAAATTAAATATAACAAATAATGTAAACGAGATGACAGGGGCAGAGCTAGACGCCATGATAGCAGAAGCGAGGAGAGTATAATGGATAGAAAAGAAATAGAGCAAGGTGTGATTGATATAATAATAAATAACGAAATAATGGGTAGTATTTCTAAGCTAGTAGCCAATACAGCAGATTACATAGAGGGACTTCTAGAGGCACAAATGGAAAGTGATTATGATCGATATTATAATATTAACCAGGAGTAGTCATGAAGCTAGCAACACTTAAAAGACCTAAGAAGATACCGGTATGGCAATATAAAGTAAATATAAGCGGACACGACCTAAAGTGGACATTCAATAAAAATTAAGGAGTAGTAACATGACAGATAAACAAGAACCTATATTTCCACAAGGACTAATTTTCAAGAAACCAAGAGACGGAGCACCAGAATTTGTAAAGGGCAGCATAAGCATCAAAGTACAAGAAATGATAACCTGGCTAAATACTTTTCAGGATGAATGGATAAACCTAGATTGTAAGGAAAGTAAATCAGGAAAGTATTATTCTCAACTAAACACTTACAAGTTAGAGACAACAACGGGAACGTTAGCAGATCATAACGATAGATCTAGCGACGGTCAAAATGTTCCGTTTTAGAATGGACAACGGTTAATGAGTATGGTACGATAAAAGCATCTTAAACAAGGAGCTTAATATGGAACTAGTAGAGGTAAGCAAGGAAGATATATATTGTGATAGCAATGTTGTAGCTAAGAAGTTTGGGCATAAACATAATTATGTTGTAACGCACATTGAAAATTTGATTAAAGATATTGAAAATTTAGGGGGCAACATGTTTGACCCTAAAGTCGTAAAAGACAAACGAGAATACAGAGGACAAAAGTATACAGCATATCTTATGAATAGAGATTTCTTTTCATTATTAGTAATGAAGTTTAAGGGTAAAAAAGCCCTAGAGTGGCAGATAGCATTTCTTGGTGCGTTTAATGCTATGGAACAACACATAATTGATGCTAAAACAAATGCTGCCGACCCTCTATGGGTTACAGGAAGAAGTCAATTAAAGGTTGGAAGAAGAGAAGAGACAGATATAATAAAAGAGTTTGTTGACTATGCTACAGCACAAGGAAGCACAAAGGCTAATTATTATTTCAAGCACATAACAAATGCTACATATAAGGCCCTTGGCTTAATGTTTCAGCACAAGCCAAAACTAAGAGACACTATGAATATATACGAGATAGGAGAGCTTCTTCTGGTAGAAAAGAGAGCAAGGGAATTACTGGTTAAATATATGGGGCTAGAAAGAAACTACAAAGATATATATGAATCAGTTAAAAATGATCTAATATTATATGCTGGGGCAATTAATGGGGAGATAACAACAGGGGGCAATAAATGGACTACGAAGCAGAATATAAAAGTTACTATGAGATAGCTGTAAATTATGAAGATGTTTTAACCGGTGATTCACCACATAGAGTTAGCAAGGCAATAGTTACGATAAGCGTTAATCTTGTCAGGATAGGCCACATAATAGCTGAACTGGATAAACTATACTTAGGACATTATTCAGGGCTTACAGAGGCACACAACAAGGCTAACAAGCAAGCGCTGGCGATGGTGTATGCACAAACAAAGACAACTATGCTCCAATGGGAGAAATTAGAGAAGTCTACAAAAGAACTCGTGCAGGGATTAAAGAAACATCTAGGTGTATTAGCAGCAGAACGAGAATTATAAAGGGGGAGTAATGACAATTAAAGAGGAAATATTAAACTAGGAGGAAGTTGTGGATAGAGAAAAGAGAGCAATAGAGATATACAAACAAATGAGACTTGGCGATAAAGATGTTATGCCTTTTAATCAGATTAAAAGCGATAGCGTCAAGGAGTCTTATTGTAGAATAGCTGACCTATTCATAGCAGAACTAGATAACGCCAAGACATGTTGGAGGTGTGGAGGGCAAGTATCAGGAGCGCATACATGCAAGATAAGGCCAGAAATAAAAGAAATGATTGAGACTGCCAAGAGAGAGGCAGTAACGGAATACAAGCAATCACAAAGAAGAGATATTCCATATGAGGGCGTAGGTTCAGAAAATGAGTAAAATAATAATCAATAACAAAGGGAAAGTACAACATAAAAAGCCATAATATAGATTAAGGCCATAAAGTATAATAAGGAGTAAGCCATGTTAAAATTATTTGAGGATAAAGTTAATGATCTAACACCTGAAAAGAAAATAGAAGCTTACTTTTTAATACTTGAAAAAGAACAAGAAAACGCTGCACTTGAACTACACAAGACTAGATTAGATTATATGAAAGACAGAGCGGCTTACTTTTTAGATAAAGAACAGAACGAGACCGGGCATTATCAGAAGTGCCAATATTTTAAGATGTTTACGATGTATGAAAATATGATAATCGAGGAGAAAGAAAAATATGCAAATAGCTAAGTATATCGATAATTATATTTATAAGTTGGGGGAGTGAGATGACTAATAAAAAAACACAAACTTGTATAGAATGTGGATATTTTGGAACATATAAAAATTGTCCTAATTGTGGATATATCGGAAGTAAGCCAATGAAAACAAGAACGGAGACACTAATGACTAACAAAGAAATACAAGACGCTATTAACCAATCAGATAAAGTAAAGCAGCTAAAAGAAAACGTCAAAGAACGAGCAAGTGATGAACGCTCTGTGTTTTACGAAAAACCAGTGGATAAACAGTTTATAGATGAGCAAATAGATAAAGCGTTATAAATATATATCACTTGCCAACTGTTACACATATATAACAGAAAAGGAGAATAACAATGGATAAACAGTTTATAGACGAGCTTAAAAAACAATGTGAGGGTGAGAGATGAATAATATAGTCATAATAAGTAGAGATTTTTGGTATTTATCAACAGTTGACAAATTATCCCTATATAGAAATGCTATATTTAGCGCTCAGTGTCCTATTAAACTTATTTTTGATGATTTTACAGATTTTAGGTGGGATAAATGAAATACATAATAACACTATCAATACTAGTCTCTATTGCGCTGGGGATTAATCACTACAAAAGCGATCAGGTAAAGTGGCAGAAAGAAGCACTACAAGAATGGAATAAGATGCTAGACCCAATGTATCAGCCGCCAAAAATAGACGACAAGATTGTGTTTGAAGTTGCCCTGCATAAAGTCCATTGCGATGTGCTGCTGTGTAATGCTAACGCATTAATAAAATCAAGGGAGAAGAATAATGTTAAATAAAATTATCAATGGGTTATGTATTGTTATGTTGCTAAGTATTGCTGTATGGGCCTGGGCAGATGAAAGAGCGCTGCAGCAAGAGTATAACGTTGAGTGGAATATGTATAACTATATTGGCTAAAGTATGGTATAATGAAGAAAAGGAGCAAACAATGATAAAATTAGGGACAAGTGTATTTTACATAGATCAAAACACAAAGAAAGTGCTTAACTCAGAAGTAAGGGCGTTAGGGGTTAGCGGTGGAGTTAAAGAAAGCTGGGGATATTTACTTTATGATATTATAGGGGCAAATAAGCCTGTTGAGGAATCTCTTATATTTAATTCAAAAGAAGAGGCAGATAATCGTGCTGCAATAATATTTCCACTACAAGATAAAGCTGACAAGATAATAGAAAAAGCTAAACAAGATGTAGACGCTATAAGAAAAGAAATACTTGGACAACCAAATAAAGAGTACATAGACCTAGCAGCTAAAATAGTAGGGAGTAAATAATGGATAAGGGAACTTTAAAAGCAATAGTTATGGCACTAATGTCTCCTATGGCAATAGGTGGAACACTAAACGATACAAGTTTTAAGAACTTAGATACTAACGCTCAAAGGATTATAGATCATTGCGTGGCTAAACCAGATAAAAAGGTTAGCTAATGGCTTCACGTTTAGAAATAACACCTGAACTACTAGCTATGGTAAAGGCAGACGCTTCAAAGGGATATTCACAAGAACAAATAGCCCAAAAACTAAACCGTAAAAGAGATACTCTCTTCCTTATAAGCGATGAGAAGAAAGCCCCATTAATTCAGGCCTACAACGAGGGCAAAGCAGAAGACCTTGATAGGCTACTACGCAACGTAGAGGCATTAGAGAGTGCTAAGAGTGAAGAAGTAAGATTTAAGACTAACAAATATCAATTAGCTATAAAGCATAAAGTAATAGAACAACAGAAGGTAGACTTAGATGCTAATATTACCGGTGATATAAACGTGCGTATTATAACTGGTGGTAAGTAATACGTTTTATAGGCTGTGCTTACGCGGCCCTAAAAGAGCTAACAGATAAAGCAAACAAGGAGAAAACAATGGATAAATGCTGTGATAATTGTAAATATGATGCAAAAGAAGCAAGAGAATCTAAGAGAAATACTCATTATTTATGTAGAGAGCTAGGTGAGCAGTTATGGCGTGAAAATTGGCACACATCTAAAGACTACTGTAGTAAGTGGGAAGAGAAAGAAGAGACATTGTGCGACCAATTAACGGAATCATTAGGGCAAGAGCCTACTTATGTTTTAGAGACTATTGAATATTTCAAACAACGTATAGAAGAAAGCCGTCGTGATTTAAGGGAAGAGATCAGAGAATATGGGCCAGAAAGAACAGAAGACCTCTTATCTAATATTGGAGAGTATAAACACTTGTTTGATAAAGCATTCTCATGGATACTAGCCTAATGGCTAACTGTGATAGCGGATGCGAGATAGATTTTATGGGTGACGTTGCTACCAATGTGGCTAAAGTGTCAGATCAGATAGCCGGTGAAGCAGTACGCAAACAAACAGCACAAGACATCCTAGCTGCTGTATATGATTCAGAGGTAAACTTCATTGAGTATATTGAGGAGATTATAGGTGAATAAGAAAGATCCCACAGATCAAGAGATACAAGATATGTTGGACTATGCGTTAGGGCTACTTACTCCAGAAGAATATATGCAAGGTCGCTAGATGGACATAGACTTACCTTTAATAGCCCTAAGAGACTACCAACAAGAGATATGGGATCAATGGTTTAATAAGCGAGTACGTAAGATGAGCCTAGAATGGGCTAGGCGACATGGTAAAGATTTATTCTCTCTTAACATAATGATAGCAGAGGCAATGATAGAGGTTGGTAACTACTGGCACATACTACCTGAATCACAACAGATACGTAACGCAATTTGGGAAGGCGTAACTGCTGACGGTGTTAAATACCTAGACTTCATACCACCTGAACTTATCCACAAAAAAGACAATCAATCAATGAAGATATACATGATACATCCGCAGAAGCCTACTGAGCCTGGTAGTATTATATCCTTTGTTGGTGGTGATAGATATGATAAACGCGTAGGGGCTGGACTCAAAGGGGCTATAATATCTGAGCACTCATTACAAAAGCCTAACCTATACGACTTAGCAGTAGAGCCTATGTTAAAAGAGACTAAGGGCTGGGTAATATTTAACTACACTCCTCGCGGTGAGAACCAAGCAACTAAGATGTGGGACTGGTTAGAGACTAAAGAAGAGTACATAGCGTCAAGAGTAACCATAGCTGATACTGGCATAGTAACTGAAAAAGACCTAGCAGAGGAACGTGAGCGTGGTAAACCAGAGGAGATAATACAACAAGAGTATTATTGTAGCAGAGAGGGCGCTATATACGGTTCTTATTATGGCGACATGTTAAAGCAATACAAGAAAGATCACTTTGGTAAATTCTCTTATGACGCTGGTTATCCAGTACATACTCTATGGGATTTGGGGATAAGTGACTCAATGGCTATATGGTTTGTACAGTTCATAGGAAAAGATATCCACATTATAGATTATTACGAGAACTCTAACTATGCACTGGGCCATTACGCTAGTGTTTTACAAGGTAAAGGGTATATGTACGCAATGCATCACTTACCTCACGATGGTAATAAAAGACACCTAACAGAGGGCGAACGTGCTATAACAGTACAACAGCAACTAAAGAACTTGAATGTATCACCTATTAAGATACATCCAGCCAGGGGAGATATTTATGGTGCGATACAAAGAACACGTACAATGCTGTCCAGGTGTTTCTTTAATGCAGAGACAACCAAGGACGGATATGAGGCACTCAAGCAATATCGCAGAGAGTGGGATGAGAATAGACAGGTGTTTAAGAATACGCCATTACATGATTGGACATCTCACGCTGCCGATGCTTTTAGTATTTTACCAATGATAGAATCAATAGCAACACGTAAGCGTGGCGCTGTAACTAAGAAGTGGAGCGGTAACTTTAGATGATAGACGCTAACACGCTATGGATAATCAAAGATAAGATAATCACCAGGTATATAACAGAATATAAAAAGATAGGTATCCTCACAGAGCGTGAAGGTTACTTTAGTTGCTTTGATAGCTATAGATATAATATCATGTTAGGCACTATTGACTGCTTTATTATATATAGGGAGATTGGGGATAACTCATGTTTCATTGTGGATATATTGTCAACAACTGGTGGCGCATATAAATTATGGGGACAACTTGTTAATAAGTATGATATAATACTAGCAACATCGTTTGATAACTTACCTGTAGTTAAAAGGACATATAAGAAACTCGGTGGTATTGGGACTGGCATATACAACAAAGATGGCCAGCAAGTATATTTATTTAATAAGGGGTAACAATATGGGTGATGGTGGCGGTGGAGGTTCAGTACAGAATCCTTTCGATCAATCAAAAGCAGCAACTCAAAGACAACAAAAGAATAACGCCAGGACTACAGGTCAAGGTGTTGGCGCTGGCATGAAAGCAGAAGATATTTCTGTAGGTGGCGGTGGTAACGTTCTTGATTGGGATATTAGAGATACATTTAGTAAAAAAGGTGACGCCAGGAGAACATCAGAATCAATGGCTGAAAATAAAGCCAGAACAAAGGCAGAGGCTAGAGGGTTAAGTAACCAAAGACGTGCAGAGGATAAATCATTTAGAGAAGAGAAGAGTAGAAAGAAAAGACTAGCTGCTAAAGGTGGACTAGAGAAGACTAAGCTACGATCAAATAATAAAATGAAGAGCGCTATAGGCTCTATGAAATCAAACATGCCAAGGATAGGATAATAAACTAGGGGGATAGATGAGAGACGCTGTAGATCATTGGGTTAATTTAATACATGACGACATCGGGTTTAAAGATGTCGATGTAGTTAGAGAGACGCTATACGCCATGGCTGATAATCATAACTTAATGTTCTTTTGCATAGACTTTACTGGTATCTTTGCTTATATCGAAGCTCCTGATTTTAAAGGCGGTAAGTCACTGGTAGAGCTAATGTTCTATATTAAGCCATGTTATAGAGGTAGCTTAAAGCTGGTTAGAAAGTATATTAAAAGGGCAGAACGTGAAGCGAAGAAGCTCGGTTGCGCCTCAATTCAAATAGGTGCTAATATAGAATATAAAGACAGTAGCTTAATTAAGCTATTAAAGCGGTGGGGATATATAGATCACACAGTAATAAAATATTTGGAGGTTTAGCATGGGAATAACAGCAGCAGGCGTAATGGCGGCATCATCCGTAGTGTCTGCATACTCTGGCATTAAAGGTGCAGAATCGGCAGAGCAAGGTCTTAGAGCACAAAAGGGAGCATTAGAAGACCAACAAGCAGCACAGGCTAGTGAGTTATCCAAAGCACAAGCCGCAGAAGATAAGAAAAAGAAAACTAGTTCAGACACACTACGCAAGCAATTAGTAGGTGAGTCAGGCTATTCAATTAATCAAACAGGTGCTACGGGCTTAGAAGACCCTGGCCAAACATTAACCGGGGGAGCGTTAGGATAATGAAAAAATACACAGCACATGAGATAAACAAAAGATATACTACTGCATCATCTATTAAGTCTACTTGGGACACTGAGTATAGACAAGTATTTGAGTATTGTATGCCAGCAAGAGACGGGTATCAGAAAGAGTTTGATACAAGTACATCTCCTGAATTTCAAGATAGACGAGCTAATTTATATACATCAATTGGCGAACAATCAGCGGCAGAGTTTGTTAATACTATGCAAGAGGTACTTTGCCCTCCAATGGCTAAATGGATTAGCCTAGAAGCTGGTATGAGATTTAAAGAAGAGGAACGAGAAGAGGTTAATTTAGAGCTAGATAAACTAACAGAGCTAGCTAACGAGTATAAGAACGCTTCATACTTTGATATGGCATTTAGTGAGTTTTGCTATGACGTATTTGCTGGTACTGGCTGTATGTTAGTATTACCTGGCAATCCAAGACAGCCACTTACCTTTAAAGCTATACCATTAAAAGAGTATTGTGTTACAGAGGGAGCTAACGGAGAAGTTAATGCCGTATACCGTAAATATGAAATGAGACGAGAGCTATTAGGTCAGCAATGGGTAGAGCTTAAAGACAAAGAATATACAGAAGAAGAGCTTAAAAAGGACATCCAGCTAATCGAGTGTACTTACTACGACGTAGATATAGACGCTTATCATTACATGGTAGTAGATCAAGCAAGTATAGAGATACTCGTTCAACGTGAGTATAAAACTAACCCATTTATTGTATTGAGATGGAACAAGTGTGCAGGAGAACCGTATGGACGTGGCGTCGGCATTACTTCTCTTAACGATATAAAGACACTTAATTTAATTAAAGAGTATTCACTTAGAAACTTTGCTTATAATATTCCACCATTGCTAGTGCAAGAAGATGCGATGTTGGACGTTGAAGGTTTAGAGCTAACACCATTTAGCTTGAATGTAGTGCCTGATACCACATCCAGTATTGTGCCATTACAAATCTCAACAGATCACAATGTAGAGTCTTATAAGATACAAGAGCTTACAATGGAGATCAAACGTAATACATTTGGGAATACTTTACCTAACGAAGGTAGCAGACAATTAACAGCTACCGAGGTAAACGCTAGGCAGATGGAAATGAGACGTAACCTTAACAGTGTGTTTGGTAGATTGATTGCAGAGTTTCAATTACCGCTAGTAAAAAGAATTATGGATGTATTAGCATCAACTGGCATTATCAAGAAAGAGTTTAACATAGCCGATATTGACGGGCTTGCTTATAAAGTTAAGATCAACACTCCAATAGCTAGACAGTTACAGCAAGGTGAGGCTCAGTCAATTATACAATCTGCAGCACTACTATTACAGTTAGACCCAACTGGTGCAATGCTTACATCTTCTATGAAGGTTAATGACATGGCAGTTTACTTAATGAACTTATTAGGAGTGCCGCCAAGGTTTGTTAATACTAAAGAAGAGACAGACGCTAACCAGCAACAACAAGCACAGGCACAACAACAAGCACAGAAACAAGCTGTTGAGCAAGATGTATTAGCCACTAACGCTAAAGACATGGGCAAGGCAGAGGCTAACATGGCAGAAAAAGAGGCAATGTCTTAATGAAGCACGATATAAACGATAAGATCAAGGACATTCACAGGATATTCTTACAAGCTCTTGATAATGAGGCAGGGGTTAAAGCCCTGGAATATTTAGATAAGTATTCACATAATAACTTTCCTAACTATGATAACGTTAATGCAACTTATTCAAAGATAGGCGAGCAGAACTTAGTCAATCATATAAAGGGCATAATAGCCAAAGCAAAACAAAAAGGGGAGTAGGTGAATTAAATGGACATTACAAGAGTTATAAATGAAATACAAAGCAGTAACCTAGATACAGACATCGTTTCAATGGTGTGTAAAGCTGTTCAGGAATACTACCAGAAATTAGAAGCTGTTGGTGCAATTAAGCCAAAGGCTAAACCAAAAGCACCAAAGCCAGGTAAAGTTATCATCCCTAAAGAAGCCAAGAAAAAAGATATTGAGGTAAAAGAACCAATTAAACTATAGGAGTAAACAATGACAGAAGAAACAATAACAGAAACAGTAGAAGAAACTACAGCAACGCCAGCTAGTGATGATTCGCTAGTTGGTTCAGTTGAAGAGAAAGCACCAGAGGGACTAACAGACGTTCCAGATCATCCAGTAGAAACTAAAGACGAGTATGACTATCCAGAAGGATTCTTTAGCGAAGAGGGTAAGGCAGATAAAGAGGCTATCAAAGAATACCTTGGTAATCAGAAAAAGGCAGATGAGAAGTTTAATAAACGTATATTAGACCTAAGACGCACTATTTCTAATGGTAAAGCACCTGAGACATCAGATAAATACTTTGAAGACTATGCACCTGAAGAACGTTTTATGAAGTTGTTTGACCCTAACAATGAAGACATGACCGAAGAGGACAGAACTGTTATCACTGAAATATCAGATCACCTAGCAAAGACATACCTAGACAGTGGCCTTAATAAAGTGCAAGGTGCTCAAGTAAGTAATGCTGTATTGCAGGTATTGGAATCACTAGGTGCTGTAGACTCAAAAACTAAAGACGAGAAGATAATAGAGAAGTCACGCTGGATAGAATCACAAAAGAAAGAACTAGGCTCTAACGCAGATAACATTATAAGAGAGGCTAAACAGTTTGTAGAGACTTCACCGTCGTTAAGTGCTAAAACAAAGAATGACCTTGTAAACCTAATGGAATCACAAGGTGCGCCGTTTATTGATACTATAATGCAGTTAAAAGATTCTTTTGGTGGTGCTGCTAGTGGCGTTCCTGTAAGTGTAGCTGATTTAGGTGGTTTAGCTCCTGACTATGAGCTTAAAGCTGAATACTTAGACCCTAAAACTAGCGACATGCGCAAACAAACTATAACAGCATTAAGGGCAAAGGCTGGTAGAAATAGCAGACTGATGGACAGTCAAGCATAGTCAGTTGCACGTTTATTGAATATAGTTTACAATATAACTGTTAAATAACCCTTAATAGAGCCTCGTATGGCAATTCTGCCAAACCCTCTTTCAAGTTAAGGCTTCCTATTTCACAATGTTTTAAAAAATATATAAAGAAAAGGAAGTGGTTAATTTGGTAATGCAAGTAAGTAACGTATTCATAGATTCATTTGATTCAGAAGTAAAAGTAGCCTACCAAGGTACTAAATCATTACGTGAGAGCGTAAGAGTAAAGACAGGGGTTGTAGGTTCTACACACAGATTTCCAAAAGCTGGTTCTGGTGTTGCTACACAACATAATAGAGGTAACGATGTAGTTGCAATGAACGCAAGCCGTTCAAGAGTAACTGTTACTCTATCTGATTGGGATGCTTTCGACTACGAAGACATCATGGACATCGAGAAGATTAATTTTGACGACAAGAAAATCATCGCTGAAAACACTGCAAAAGCAATTGGAAGACGTGAAGATCAACTTGTTATAGACGCTTTAGAAGATACTGTAGGTACTGCTACTACAGTTGGTGACGGTTCTGTGACTCCAACTGTTGCATATTTAGCACAAGCTAAACGCATATTGGACGAAAATAACGTACCTGGTGACGATAGATGTTTAGTACACTCATCTTATTTCTTAGAAGACCTTTTAGGTATTACTGCTGTAACATCTTCTGATTACAACTCTATTAAAGCGTTGGTTAGAGGTGAGCTAGATACTTACTTAGGATTCAAGTTTATTATGATTGGTGGACGTACAGAAGGTGGATTACCATTCTCTGACGGGCCTACTAACGCTAAAAGATATAACTTCGCATATCACAAACAAGCTATTGGCTTGGCTATCGGTAAAGACATGACATCTATGGTGGATTGGATTGCTGAAAAATTAGCTTGGCAAGTTGGTTGTGTTTATTCTGCTGGTGCGATTGCTATTGATACTGACGGAATCGTAATTATTCACACTAGTGAAGCATAGGAGGGTATAAATTATGGCATTTACTATAACTAACCTAACATGTGTAACTAATAACCAAAAAGCTGGAAATGTTCCTACTCTATGGTTATATTACAACGCTGATGGCGACACAATGACTGACGCTGGTGCAATTACGACTGGCAGATTCACTGTTGGCGACCAAGTAAACGTTATCGACGCAGACTATGGCAACAATACATTTTATAATGTAACTGTTGTGACTGCTGCTGGAGTAGTTACTTTGGTAGCTAACTCGTAAAAGACTTAATTAGTGGCTGGGTAGAAATGCTCGGCCACTCAATAAACTGAAAGGAGAAATATTATGGCTTTTGATAGAGAAAATTTAAGTGTTGTTGTAAACAATGCTAAAGCTGGTGAAGTTATAGCTAAGTATGTTTATGTCAATCAGGCTTCTGATGATGTAACTGCTGCTAGTTATTTCACTGACTATAGACTATATGCTGGCGATGTAATTGAAGTAATTGCGGCTGATGGTTCTAGTTGTGTAAGATTTTATGTAGCTTCTGTTACTGACGCTGGAGTAGTTACTCTTGGCGGAATTTCAACAGTTGCTGCAGATGGCACAGCGTTGGCATTAGCTGATGTAATTGCTTTTGATACTACTGCGGAAGCGTTCTCATATACGCTACCAGATGGTGTTGAAGGCCAGAAATTGATAATGGTAATGACAGTAGATGGCGGTAACAATGCAGTTATCACACCTGCTAATTTAGCGGCTGGTGCAACTTTGACTTTTGCTGATGCAAATGATTCTTGTACTATGTTGTTCATTAACGAGACGTGGCAAATAACTTCACTTGAAGGTGTTGCTGTAGGATAAGATACTAATGAGTTGTCCTGGTAGGGTTTTATTGTTTCTCCTACCAGGGCTTCTTTTAAACAAAGGGGTAAACCATGAGCACAGGCACGAATTTCCCAACAGGAATAGATTCATTTGCTGATAAGGTAGATGGTGTAGATGATATACTCTCAGTAGAAACTAATACACAGTCTAGTGCTATTGAGGCATTAGAGGACAAAGTAGGCATAACAGATAGTGCCGATACGGATTCCCTTGATTATAAGGTAGAATCAGTAGTAGATATTTCAGGCACTTCAAACGATCAAGTTTTAACTATAGACGATTCCTCGCCTTTTGGTTATATATGGAAGACTAACCCGGCTGGGTTTGCTAATCCATTAACTACAGAAGGCGATATAATGTTTAGAAGCGATACAGAAACCGCTGATAGACTATCAATAGGCACAGAGGGACAAGTATTAACAAGCACTGGGACTACTATCGGCTGGGGCGATATGGCTTCTGGTGGCGGCGGTGGCGGATTAGACACAGTTGCTATAGCTAATGCTTTTGATAAAAAAGGCGAAAGTTATCCACTACCAAATGATAAGATTTTAAGAAATGCGTTCACTGATGATAGCGAAATGCTTTTATATTTACGTGGGACTTATGCAACAACCGATACTACAGCAATCACTTTTGATCACGGGCTAGCTAGTGAGTTATCAACAATTAACGACATGGAAACGGTTGGGGATTTTACAGCAGGGACAAACACACCAACGGTTGCGGCTAATTCTACTGATTTTTTAGAGAACGGACAATCAATTAAATTTACAGCAACATCACTAAGTGGCTCTGCTGATATGTATGAAACTGTAACACTATCATTAACAGATAGACACTTTAGGGTATCTTGTTATCCGAACACATTATCAAACGTAAGTTATATTTATGTTACTTTTTATACAAGCTCAGGACACCAAAGAAGGTTTAATTTTGCCGTTGCCGATTTAACAGTTGATACATGGAATCATTTAACGTGCGATCTCGACGCAACAGTTGACGGGACAATTATTGTCGATACTGGTACTTTTGAACGGTCAACTATCACTCGTATTTATTATGGGATAACAACAAGCTCATCGCAAACAGTAGTTCCTAGTTTTGACTTAGCAAGAGCGATAGCGGCCGAACCGTTATTAATTCCTAGCTATGGATTAAGCTCAGTAATTCAAGATGTAACTAATCAAAACAGTTTAACAATTTTATCTGAGGACAGAACAAGCAACGTAACAAAGGGTAAATTTACTTTAGCGGCTGCTTTAACAAATAATTTTAGCAATCTCGACGGGTCGAGTTATGCAAGCTCAACAACTGGGACGATTTCAAATAATCAAATGGTACA